GGGCTCGGAAACCATCAAGACTGCCGGTGACAAATACCTTCCGCGACCGAACGCTTCGGACATCAGCCAGGACAACAAGGATCGTTACGAGGCCTACAAGAAGCGCGCCGTGTTTTACAACGCTACCGGCCGCACGAAACACAGTCTGGTGGGTGCGGTGTACCGCACTTGGCCAACGCTGACTGTCCCTGGTGCGCTCGACTACGTGTCGAAGGACATCGACGGGCAGGGCGTGAGCATTTACCAGCAATCGCAGTCGGTGATTGGGCATCTGCTCGAAGTCGGTCGTCACGGGCTGCTGGTGGATTACGCAGCAGTCGTGGCCGGTTCCGTGAGCAAGGCTGACGAACTGTCCGGCCGCGCCCGGGCGAGCGTTGCCAGTTACCCGGCTGAGTCCATCATCAACTGGAAGACTCGCCAAGTTGGTGGCCAGCATCTGCTGAACCTGGTCGTTCTGCGTGAAACGGTCGACGTCGACACTGACGATGGTTTCGGAAGCGAGCAGGTTGTTCAATACCGTGTGCTGCGCCTGGATGCCGCCGGCGTCTACACGCAGGAGGTGTGGGAAGAGGGTTCCAGCCAGACGGCAATGATCATCGCGCCCTTCACCCCACTGAATGGCCTCGGCCAACCGTGGCGAGTGATCCCGTTCCAATTCCTGGGTAGCGAGAACAACGACACCCGCATCGACGACTCACCGCTGTACGACATGGCGGAAGTCAACATCGGCCATTACCGCAACAGCGCTGACTACGAAGAGGCTGCCTACCTGGTGGGCCAGCCTCAGCCATGGATGGCCGGCCTTGATGAGCAATGGCGCGACCACATGGAGAAGAACGGCATTTTCCTCGGCTCACGTGCGCCGTGGCTGCTTCCGGTCAGTGGCACTTGTGGCGTCTGGCAGGCTCAGCCAAACACGGTCGCCAAAGAGGCCATGGACGCCAAGAAAGAAGACATGGTGTCACTCGGCGCCCGGTTGATCGAGCGGGGGAGCGCGGTGAAGACCGCGACCCAGGCTGACAACGACAGCGCCGCCGAACACAGTGTTTTGTCTCTGGTGGTGAGCAACGTCAGCGAGGCTTACAGCCAGTGTCTGGTCTGGATGGCTGAGTTTGTGAACGCCACTGGCGAAACGCTCTACAAACTCAATCAGGACTTCAGCCAGATCACCCTGGACGCAACGATCCTCACTGCACTGTTCAACGCGGTGCAGGGCGGCAAGCTACCGGCAGGCGACTTCTGGCAGTACCTGCGCGATCGCGGGGTTATCGATCCCGAGAAAACCGACGACCAGATCCGCGACGAACTGGAAACAGAGAATCCGGTGATCGACCTGGATGACGACGAGGTAGTCCCGAATGGCGGCAAACCAAGCGATCCTTGATGCCACGATTCGACACGCCGTCTTCCTCGAGCAACTGAAGTCGGGAGAGGTCGCGAAGTTCGGGCCATTCCTCAAGGAGATTGACCGCTCGATCCGCGAGCGACTGACCCGGACGGACCTGACGGATTACACCGTCGCGCGGCTAGAACGCCTTCTGAGCGAAGTCAACAGCCTGTTGCTGGGCATCTTCAACCGGTACAGCGACAAGCTGAACCTCGATCTGATCGACATCGCCAACTATGAGGCAGAGTTTGAAGCCACAAGCCTGACCCGGGCAGCACCGGTGGGTGTTTCGTTTGATGCGGCAATGCCTGGCGCTGCTGCGATCCGGGCGGCAATCCTCGGCAACCCGCTCAGCGTGCGCGGTGCGGACGGCGGCAAGCTGCTCAAGTCGTTCATTGATGGCTTCACCACCACCGAGCGACAACGCCTCACTGGGGCGATCCGGCGGGGCTTCTTCGAAGGCCAAACCAACTTCCAGATCATCAAGAACATCCGCGGGACCAAAGCGCTCCAGTACAACGATGGCATCCTGGCCACGACCAACCGGAACGCCGGCGCTGTGGTGCGGACGGCGGTGCAACATGTCGCCACCCAAGCGCGTATGGAGACGCTGAAAGAGAATGCCGATGTCGTGCAGGCGGTGGAATGGGTCAGCACGCTGGACACGAAGACCACCAGCCAATGCCGGACGCTTGATAAGCAGCGGTTCAAGTTGACCGAGGGGCCTCGGCCGCCGATCCACATCAACTGCCGCTCGACGGTGGTGGCGGTGACCCGCTTCAGCGCTCTGTTCGCTAAGGACGCCACGCGGGCATCCATTGGCGATGGTGGTCCCCAGCAGGTGAGGGCAGACCTTAGCTATTACGACTGGCTTCAGCAGCAGCCAGCAGCGTTTCAGGACAGGGCTATCGGCCCGGTCCGGGCGAAGCTGTTCCGCGAAGGCGGCTTGACCATCGAGCGCTTCTCCGAACTGCAGCTTGATCGCAATTTCAAACCGCTGACCCTTGTACAGATGAAGGCTCTTGAGCCTCTGGCGTTCGAGCGGGCGAGATTGTGAAAAGCATGCAAACCCCTGCCGAAAAGGTGTTTTTTATGGTGTTAGCCTTTTGTAAACATAAAACGAGAGGCGGCAACCATGTATTCACAGTCAGAGCAGAACTTCGGCCACACCATTGATTTGGTACTGAACACACTGCGCCTTGCGCGGGATCCTCGCTGGCTAATCGGGAGCGTCCCCGTAGTCGGTGATGCTGCGCAGGATCCTGAAAAACTGATCCAGAGGGTAAGGGAAGCAGCTGTGGCTCACGGTTTCGGCTGCGTGGGGCTAGATCTCCTGGGTGACGATCGGATCGCGTTCAATGGATCAAAAGACTGACAGGGTCAGCCCTGCACGAAAATTTACTTCAAGCACAGCCTCGGTATTTACCGGGGCTTTTTTATGTCTGCGGGCAGGGCCTGCAAATCGTCTCTGGGAGACAAACAAATGGGTTTGAAATATCAGCTGGACACTCTGGATGGTCTCGATGACTCCGCGAAAGCGCTTTATGTCGAGAAGGACGGCAAGTTCACCCTCGGCATTGAAGGTTTGCCGCAGCCAGAGGACGTCTCAGGTCTGAAGTCGAAGGTTCAGGAGCTTCTCGACGAGAAGAAGGCTGCCGACAAGGCTCGCAAGGATGCCGAAGATCAGGCGCGCCTGGAGCGCGAAGAGAATGCCCGCAAGACCGGCAATGTCGAAGAGCTCGAAAAGTCCTGGTCCGAAAAGTACAACCGCCTTGAGTCAGAAAAGAACGCTCTCATTGAACAAGAGCGCGGAACGATGGGCGGGCAGATCCGGGATCTGACTGTCGGCCGTACCGCTACTGACATTGCGTCTGCCCTGGCAATCCCAGGCAGCGCCAAAGCCCTGTTGCCGCACATCGAACGCCGTTTGAGCGTCGAACAGCGCGACGGGAAGCCTGTTGTGGTCGTGCTCGATCAGCAGGGCAAGCTCTCAGCGGCAACGCTGGATGAGCTGAAAGCAGAATTCGCAAACGATGTGGCGTTCGCGCCATTGATCGCGGGTAGCAAGGCATCTGGCGGCGGGGCCGGCGGTGCTGGAGGTGGCGGCGGGGCCGCGAAAGGAAACATCGGCGGTACCAAAGCGGAGCGCACGGCGGCAATCGCGTCCCGGTTCTCTGATCTCCCTCTTAATTAAGGATTTGACCCATGTCCCTGTCTCAAATGCAGGTTTTCAACGATTACATCATGCCGGCGACTCTCGAGACGCTGGATCAAATGCTGGAAGCGTTCAACGCTGCCAGCAATGGCGCGATTGTGCTGTCTCCGAACGGCTTCACCGGCGACTTCTTGCAAGAGTCGTTCTTCCAGAACCTTGGCGCAGCCCAGCGTCGCGTGAACCGCTACGGTGCAAACGCCGCGGTAACTCCGGTTGACCTGACCGAACTGCAAGACACCACCGTGAAAGTAGCTGGCGGTTTCGGTCCGATTCGCTACGAGCCGTCGCAAATGACCTGGCTGCAGCGCCCTACTGCACAGGGCGTTGAGGTTGCGAGCCGCGCGTTCGCCGAAGTGCTGTTGAAGGACCAACTCAACACCGCGATCGCTGCGTTGGTGGCGGCCATCACTGCGCAAGCCGCTGCGGTCAACGATGTGTCGGCCACCGCTGGTATCACTCAGTCAGGCCTGAACAGCGCGCACGCGAAATTTGGTGACGCGAGTCAGAACTTGGTCGCTCAAGTCATGCAGGGCACCACCTGGCACAAACTGGTTGGCCAGGGCCTCGCCAACTCGAGCAACCTGTTCCAGGCCGGCAACGTTCGCGTCGTCGACATCCTCGGCAAGACCTCGATCGTCACCGATGCGCCAGCTCTCGCCCAGGCTGGTACGCCGAACAAGGAAATCATCCTGGGCCTGGCAGCCGGCGCCGCTCTGGTGCACGACAACCGAGACATCATCTCGAACGTGCAGACCAACAACGGTAACGAGCGCATCACCACGACCATACAGGTGGACTACACCTTTGGCCTCGGCATCAAGGGCTACACCTGGGACGTGGCGAACGGCGGCAAGTCTCCATCCAGCGCCGCGCTTGCGACCGGCACCAACTGGGACAAAACCGCAGCCAGTATCAAGGACACCGCCGGTGTGGCCCTGATCGGCGACGCTTCCAAGTAACCAATTGATGACTGCGCCGGGGCATAATGCCCTGGCCCAGCGGAGTGACAGTGATGATCGACAATAACATCTGGTATCTGCCGGGTCCGTTCCACCGCTACGAAGATGACGTGAAGGCGATCGCCAAGAAGGAAGGCCTGATCATCATCGACGCAAACGTGACAGAAGATCGCGGTGGTGAAGTGGAGAAGCCGCCGAAGGCTAAGCTGAAGCCCGAGTATCGCCCGGCTTCGAAGTCTCCATCGGCAGATCCGCGCGACAAGCTCAGCCTCGACCAAGTGAAGGTCTCGCTGACTGAAAAAGGCGTAACCTTTGACGACAAAGCCGATCTGCCAACCCTGCTGAAACTGCTCAAAGAACAGGACTGACACATGCTCATCATCGAGGACGGCACCGTCAAGCCAGACGCCGAAAGCTACGCGAGTGCTGCGGACTTGGTCATGTACGCCGTGAAGTTCGGTGTGACCATCCCTGCGGACGAGCCAGCGCAAGAAGCGTTGCTTCGTCGGGCCGCCTTGGCGATGGATGGCATGACTTGGAAGGGGCGTAAGACGGACAGCGATCAGGCATTGTCCTGGCCGCGCCGTGGCGTCGAGTTGGATCAGCAGATCAAGCCCGACAACTACCTGCCGGCGCGCATCCAGTACGGCCAGATGGCCTTGGCTGCTGAGATTCATCAGGACGATATTGATCCGGTGGAGAAGCGCAAAGGTGCTGTAACGCTTGAGCGTGTCGAAGGTGCGGTGACTCGCGAGTACGCGACGATCCCTAACACCAGCGGCCGACTGATGCCGGCCGCCCCGGATCGGCCGAGCGCTACCCAGTTCGCTGACTACCTACAGAAGCGAGGGCTGTTCGCCGTCCGCGCATAAACGGAGCAATCATGGCCAACTTCTACGACGAAATGGCCGTGATGGCTCTGGAGATGATCACAGAGTTCGGCCAGCCCGTGATCATCCGGGCGACAACCGTCGGCGAGTACGACCCGGAAGCCGGGACCGCGCCGCCCGATACCGTGATCGAGCAGACCGCTCAAGGCATGCTGATCGACTTCACCGGTCAAGAATTCCAGAACAACAGCCTTATCAAACAGGGCGACAAGAAGCTCAAGGTCGCTGCGCAGGGATTGGCGTGGGTGCCAGGGCTACTGGACAAGGTCATCGTTCAAGGACGTACCTGGTCAATCGTCCCGCCGCTGAAAGAGATCAACCCAGCGGGTACGCCGATCCTGTACGAGCTGCAGGTGCGGTCATGAGCCGCGCCGGCACCGGCCAGTCCGGTAGCTTTGCCCTGAGCTTGGCCGAGTTCGCGGCCCAAGCCACCGAGGCCATCGACGCGAGCCTGCGCGAGATCATCATCGAGGTGGGCAGCAGCGTCATTCGCATGTCGCCAGTCGGCAATCCCGAGATCTGGGCGCAGAACGCAGTGGCCAGTCAGTACAACAAGGCCGTGGACGATCACAACAGCGACCTGCGCAACGATCCGGACAATCTGACAAAGGCTGGCCGGCTCAAGCCCGGGCGCAAGCTGAACGACGGCATGGACGTCCGCGCCCCTGACGGTTACGTAGGCGGGCGTTTTCGGGCGAACTGGCACCTTTCAATTGATGTCGTCGAGAACGTCACGTTTGAGGCAGTTGACCCGGGCGGGCAGGAGACCATCGCTGCCTTGGTTTCAGCAGTCAGCGACTTCACCGCGGGACAGACTGCCTACCTCATTAACAACCTGCCGTATGCAATACCGTTGGAATACGGGCACTCGAAGCAAGCCCCTGCCGGTATGGTCCGCATCACTGTGGCCCGCTTCCAGCAGATCGTTGATGACGCCATCAGGAATAATCAGGTATGAGTCACAAGATCATCAGGTCCTTGCTTGAGGGGCGACTGAAAACATGGGCCGATACACGCAGTCCTGCGCTGCGCATCTCTTACCAAAACGTCGACTTTGCGCCGACCGCGAACGAGACCTACCTTCGGGCGTTCCTGCTGCCGGCGGGCACAAACAGTAATGACCTTGCCGGAGTCCACAGGCTATATACGGGCCTGTTTCAGATCACGATCGTGACACCCTCCGGTGGTGGCACTGGAGCAGCCGAGGGGTTGGTCGACGAGCTGGCTGCGCTGTTCCCACTTTACGACCGGCTGACCAAGCCCGGCTTCAGCGCCCAGGTTATGACGCCTGTCGAGCCGGGGCCTGAGCAGCAAGAAGACACCGCATTCGCTTTGCCGGTTTCGTTCCAGTACCGCGCCGATACCACTACCTAATCCGCCCATTGGGCAAACCCAGAACCCGCCAGTGAGCGGGTTCTGTCATTTCTGCAAAGAGGAAAACCCCATGGGCTACAAACTCCCGAATGGCGCGACGTTCGAGCATGCTGCTACCTACGCTGCCGCGTTGCCATTCTCTGCTATCTCCAACGCCTCCGAAGCCATCTGTACCGTTGTCGGCGCCACGCTGGTGACTGGTGACATCGTGCAGATCGCTTCTGGCTGGACGCCACTCAATGGCAAGGTGGTTCGTGTTAAGACCGCGACCGCGACTGCGATTACCTTGGAAGCAATCGACACCACCAGCACCCAGATCTTCCCGGCTGGCTCTGGCGCGGGCACGCTGACGAAGGTGCTGACCTGGGCGCAAATCCCGCAGATCACCGATGTGGCCTTCTCCGGCGGCGAGCAGAACTACGCTGACATCGTCTTCCTTGAAGACCAGCAAGGCCGCCAATTGCCTACCGACAAATCCGCCGCAAGCATGGTGCTGACTGTCGCCGATGACCCGACTCTTCCGTATGTGGCCGTCGTTACAGCCGCCGATGCTGCGAAGTCTATGCAGGCCGCCCGCCTGAACCTACCTGGTACAGACAAACTGTATTACGGCGCCTACACCTCGTTCTCGCTTCAGCCTGCGGTCTCCCGCAACAACCTGCTGACGCGCACCGTATCCCTGGCGCTGCAAGCTGCGCCAACTCGCTACCTGTCGTAAGGAATCCACATGGCAAAGTTTTCCATCGCGCCGAAACCGACATTCACTGTCGACGTGGCCATCCCGCAGGTAGGCGGCACTCCAGCCATGGTGCCGTTTACGTTCAAGTACCGCGACCGTACAGAGCTGGCTGAGCTGTTTGATTCCTGGAAAGAAAAGGCGGAAGCAATCGGTGAGCGATTCAAGGGCGCGCAGCCAACCCTTGCAGACGTAACCGCAGCGGAAGTTGAGCAGGGCGCTGATCAAATAAAGGATCTGGTTGTGGCTTGGGGGTTCGACGATGAACTCAATGACGAATCAATCACCGCTCTGGTGAAGAGCTGTATCGGTGTTTCAGATTCGGTTGTGAAGACCTACAGCGAAGCATTTGGGAAGGCTCGCCTGGGAAACTGACCGACGCCGCACGCGCACTGTACGAGCCGTCGGCTGCGGAGGGCGTTCTTTCCGTGTTTGGCCTTTCTCCGTCGGACGTCGATGACACATTCGAAGTCTGGCCGGACAACTGGAAATCCTTCCTCGTCATGGATTCGATGTGGACCCAGTGGCGTACAGGCGCATGCGGCGCGACCGGTCTCGATTACGGCGTACTGCCAGAAGTGATGAAACTTGTCGGCATCCCTGCCAAGGACCGCTCGCGCGTGTTCCAGGACATCCGTGTCATGGAGTCGGAAGCCATCGCGGTAATGGCCGACTCGCGCGACAACAGCCCGTAATCACGGGCAATTATTCAAGGTGAGTCGATGAACATTGCAGAACTCGGCATCAAGGTCGACTCCGCCGATGCTGCTCAGGCTGCGACCGATCTCGACAAGCTGACCAAGTCCGGCGAGCGGGCAGAGCAGTCTGCAGTCGACCTGATGAAAGAGATGGAGGCGCTGGAGAAGTCGCTATCGAAAGGCGCGACCTCCACGCAGGAACTGGCCAAGCAGCGCGAAAGCCTGGCGAAACTCACCCAGACCGGAGCTTATGGCGAGGCGGAATTCTCCAAAATTACCGCCCAGCTCGACAAGCAACAGATTGCGCTGGCCAAGTCGACACTGGATGAGCAGAAGGCGCTGAACAGCTTGCTCGGTGCAATTGATCCGGCCAAGGCTGCAATGACCAAGCTGGATACTCAGGTTGAGCAGCTGGGTAAGCACCTCGATGCCGGACGCATCAGTCAAGACCAGTACAACTCAGCGCTGGGTAAGATCGACAAGGATTACGCCAAGCTTGAAAAAACCGCCACCGGTTTCGACAAACTGAAACTCGGCACGCGTCAGGCGCAGGAAAACGTCGTCCAGCTCGGTAATGCGCTGTCGTCTGGTGACTGGGGTAGCGGCGTTCGCGCAGTGGCACAACTGGGGGCTGGAGCGGGCGCATCTGCTGCCGGCCTGTTGGCCGTGCTTGGCCCAATCGCGCTAGTAACAGCAGCAGTTGCTGCACTGGGGTTTGCCTACTACAAGGGCAGCGAAGAGCAGGACGCTTACAACAAGTCGCTCGTCCTTACCGGAAATTTCGCCGGTGTAAGCGCTGATCAACTTGGCCTCATGGCCCAGCAGGTGAGCGCCACCGTTGGCACCACTGGCCAAGCGGCCGAAGTGCTGGCTCTGTTGGCCGGTAACGGGAAGATCGCCGGCGAAAGCTTTGCAGACATCACCCAGGCGGCGGTGTCTATGCAGGAAGCAACCGGTAAAGCTGTCAGCGAAACAGTTGCTGAGTTTTCGAAGCTGGCCGACGACCCGGTCAAGGCTTCCGCTGCGTTGAACGAGCAGTACCATTACCTGACTGCCTCGGTTTACTCGCAGATCGCTGCGCTGGAGAAGCAGGGCGATCACGCGGGAGCAGTGAAGCTTGCTACTGAGGAATATGCAGACGCGATCAACGAGCGCACGCCGAAAATTCTCGAAAATCTCAGCTTCTGGGAGAAGGGTTACAACGCGGTAGCGCGCGCTGCCGACAACCTGAAGAACATCGGGCGACCGGATATTGAAGCTGATATCGAGCAGGCACGCCGGAACCTGGCATCGGCTCAGTCCGGTGATGTCGGTGCCTTCCAAAATCAGCAAGAGATGGTCGAGCTGTATAGCAATCAGCTCAACATGCTGGAAGACCAGAAGGCTGCTGCGGCCGATATCGCGAAGTACGACGGCGAACAGGCCAAAGCACAGCGGGATGCGGTAACAGCGATGTCGAAAGTCGACGCGCTAACGAAGTCGTCACTGACCAACGAGCAGAAACGCGCCGAAGCCATCAAGGATTACAAGAAACAACTCGACGATATTCGCAAGGTTGATCCGAAAGACTCTCGGCTTGATCCGGCAGCAGTCGCCAAGAACATGGCAAACCTCAACGACAAGTTCAAGGACCCGAAAGCTGCCGCCGGCAGCGTCGATCTGACCGGCTTCAACAACGCGAAAAACGTACTGGCCGAAACGCTGGCCTACTACAAGAACGCGGAAAAGGAGTTGGAGGCATCGCAACGCGCTGGCGTCATTTCGCAGGAGAGTTTTACCGAGCAGCGCGTCGGCCTGCTTCAGCAGGAAGCTACCGAAGTTGCTCAGAGCTATCAGTCTGAAATCGATGCGCTCGAAGCGGCCAAGACCAAGAAAGGAACAACAGCGGCGCAGGTTATCCAGATTGATCAAAAGATCTCGGATGCACGTTCCGCCATGGTCAAGGCGCAGCAGGATAGCGACAGCGAACTGGCAATCATCGCGACCAATGAAGAGGGACGGCTGCGCAAGCAGACACTGGCGGTAAACACGTACACCAGCGCTCTCCAGCAACAGGTCGAGACACTTCGACAGCAGGGGTTGCGGGCTGCCTCTGGTCTTGGCCAGGGAGATCGGCAGCGCGGTCTGACGAATCAGCAAAACGGCATCGACGATCGCATCAATCAGCAGAAGCTCGATCTCGCCAATCAGTACGGTGATGGCTCGCGCGGCATGAGCCTAGACGAGTACAACCAGAAGCTGAAAGCGCTGAAGGCCACGCAACAGGATCTGCACAACACGGTTCAGGCCAATTATGACGACATGACGGCGGCCCAGGGTGACTGGAGCGCTGGCGCATCGTCGGCTTGGCAGAACTACCTGGAGTCGGCGAAAGACATTGCTGGGCAGACGAAAAGCCTGTTCACCAATGCCTTCAGCTCAATGGAAGACGCAGTCGTCAACTTCGCCATGACCGGGAAGTTGTCGTTTGCCGACTTTGCCAAGTCCGTTCTCGCCGATATGGCGCGCATTGCGGTGCGGCAGGCCAGCTCGTCGGCATTGAGCGGCCTGTTCGGACTCGCCGCCAGTGCGGCGGGCTCGTACTTCGGTGGCGGCACGACCTCAGCCGGCTCTACGCAGGCGGGGTACTCATCGACGTATTTCCCGCAAACGACCCAGGCCAAGGGTGGTGCATGGTCTGGCGGCGTGCAGATGTTCGCCGATGGCGGTGCATTCACCAACAGCATCGTCAGCAAGCCAACGGCGTTCGGAATGGCCAATGGCAAAACCGGTGTGATGGGCGAGGCTGGTGAAGAGGCAATTGTTCCGCTGGCTCGTGACTCGCAAGGTCGCCTTGGTATCCGCGGCGGAAGCAACGCGACACCCATCACCATGACCTTCTACATTGATGCGGCTGATAACGGCTCCAGCACAATCCCAGATCCGGCGAAACTGGCTGAGGCGATGAAGGTTGTCGCTCAGCAGGAAATCGCTCGGCAGCGCCGTAACGGTGGGCAACTCACTTAAGGAGGCGTCATGCCGACATTCACATGGCGAGCAACATATGACGCCTCCAAGACGGTCACGCCGACGGTCAAGGTCATCAAGTTCGGCGATGGGTATGAGCAGCGGCAGGGAGCCGGCATCAACCGCCAGCCGCGCAAGTATTCGCTGATGTTCAAACGAGCCAAGGCCGAGATTGATCTGATCGACGCCTTTCTCGCGGCCCGAGGCGCCATCGAAGCCTTCAACTACACGCACCCCGGTCAATCGATCGGGTTTTTTGTTTGTCGAGAGTGGGTGCGTACCAACATCGCCCTGGGCGTTGATGGGCTGTCCGCGACCTTTGAGGAGGTTTACGAGTGAGCGAACTTCAAGGTCAGCTCTCTCTCGCCCGTGGGCTGACGATCTGGGAAGGGTTTGACCTGGTGCTGCCAGACCAAACACTTCACTTCCATGCCGGTACCAACGAAATAGCGGGGTCGGTGGTCTGGCAAGGCATCATCTATACGCCTTGGCCACTCAAGGGCAGCGAGTTCGCGACGCCAAGTCAGGGCTCGCCAGCTCGGCCAAAGCTACAGGTCGGCAACTTCGGCGGCACCATCTCGGCACTGTGCCGACAGTATGAAGACCTGCTGTGGGCGAAGCTCAAGCGCCGTCGCACGCTGGTCAAGTACCTGGACGCAGTGAACTTCGTCGGTGGCAACCCGACGGCCAATCCAGCCGAGGAATATCCGGTTGAGACCTGGTTCATCACGCGCAAGGTCAACGAGACGCCCGCCGCAATTGAATTCGATCTCGGCTCTCCGCTGGACCTGCAAGGCGTGAAGTTGCCGCGCCGCCAGGTGGTGGCCGGGACTTGCCTGTGGGCTTACCGATCGGGCGAGTGCGGGTATGCCGGCGGCCCTGTGGCGGACTATGCCAACAACCCAACCAGTGATCCTGCCAAAGATCAATGCAGCCGCACCATGACGGGCTGCAAGTTGCGATTTGGTAAATATGCCGAGCTTCCTTTCGGGGGCTTCCCGGGTATTTCCCGCGTTCCGAGACTCTGACCATGACAGAACTACTCAATAAATGCCGGGCTGACGCCGAGGCGCACGCACTGGCCGAGTATCCGCGTGAGGCTGTCGGTCTTGTCATCAACGCCCGCGGTAAGCCTCGATACATCCCGTGCCGCAATCAGTCGGAAGAGCTGGATCACTTCATCCTGCACCCTGAAGACTATGCGACCGCCGAGGACATGGACGACATCATCGCTATCGTCCATTCGCATCCGGATGCCGGACCAGAACCCAGCCTTCACGATATCGCCAGTCACGCGGTCAGCCGCATGGCGTGGTGGATTGTCGGCCTGAAAGACGGTCTGGCGACCTGGCACGAAATGCCTGCCGCCGGCGAGATGCCGCTCGAAGGTCGCGTGTTCGTCCACGGCGCGATCGACTGCTACACGCTGATCCGCGACTACTACCGACAGGAGCGGGGCATCGAGCTACTGGACTTCTACCGCCAGGACGATTGGTGGCACAACGGCGGAAACCTCTACGTTGAGAACTTCGCCAAGGCCGGCTTTGTCGAAACCAGAACTCCGCGCAATGGCGATGTGGTGATTATGGCCATTGGCAGCCCGACGCCATGCCACGGCGCGATTTGGCTGGACGGCGATGTCCTGCTTCATCACCTCTATGGACGCCTGAGCTGTCGCGAGGTGTACGGCGCAGCATTCCGTGAGCGCACGACGCACTTCCTCACCTACAAAGGGTAGGGCCTGTATTTGTGCGCAACTTCGCTGTTAGAGTCGCCAAAACACACGGAGGCTCGACATGCGGAAAACTATTACAGCTATGGCATTGATAGCGTTGGCTGGATGCGCAACTACACCAACGCCACCGAACACTGCTGAGCAGGTGCCTCCAGATTCCATTTACGGTTTTCAGGAAATGACAGCCGGCAACACCGGAAAAATAACCGTCATCCGCGATAGTGGATTTACGGGGTCAGGCTGTGACGTGCTGTTCTATATCGAAGGCAAGCGTGCGGCGACTATCGCGGCAGGGAAAAAGGCGACATTTTACGTTCAGCCTGGCGATGTCAACTTAGGCGCGGGGCCGATATTTTCAGCTGTATGCGGAAGCTCGGCGGTCAAAACAATCGCAACAAAAATAAGACCGGATCAGGAAAATCTGTTCCGCCTCAGCGGGGATATGCAGGGATTTTACCTAGCTCCCTACATAGATTACGGAGGCAAGTAGCCCTCCAGTTCAAACAACCGCCTCCGGGCGGTTTTTTATTGCCTGGAGAAAAGTATGATCGCCTCCCACCAAAAAGCCCTGACCAGGATTTTGCTGTCCGGCAGCCTGGCCAAAGCATTCGGACGTCAACACTTTCGCCAGTTAGAGACCGGTACAGCGACCGAGGCCTTCAGCGCACTCAAGCATACGTTGCGCGGTTTCGAGGACTTTGTCCGCGAATCAGCTCGCCGTGGATTGCGTTACGCAATCTTCCGCAACAGAGAAAACATTGGAGAAAGAGAACTCAGCCTGAGCGGAACGACTGAGATCCGTATTGTCCCTGTCATCGCCGGCAGCAAGAGCGGAGGCCTATTCCAGACAGTGCTTGGCGTCGTAC